GGGACAGGTGACGATCTAAACCTCTACCACAGCGGCTCTCATTCTTATATTAAAGAAACAGGAACAGGCAATTTATATATAGGGGGTTCTGCCTTAGTTTGGATAGGGTCAGGAGACCTTAATGAGACTTACGCAGTATTTAATGACGACGGAGCAGTTTCGTTATATCACAATAATTCAGTAAAATTCGCCACCACAGCCGCAGGCATAGACGTTACAGGAACACTTGAAGGAGACAATTTAACGATTGCTGGCGCTCAAGGAACTGACGGACAAGTCTTAACCTCAACAGGAAGTGGAGTGGGTTGGGAAGACGCAGGGGGCGGAGTAACATTTAAGGAATTTGGTACTTCTTCCCTTATGGTGGGAGACGATGCTACAGGCACAATTAGTGCAGCTAACTACAATACAGCTTTAGGTGTAGATGTATTTGCAGCATTAACGTCCAGTGATAATAATGTAGCAGTGGGTTACAGTGCAGGTGCTGCAGTCACGACAGGCGGAAACAACACCCTGATCGGTGGTCTTGCAGGTGATGCGATTAATACAGCATCTGACCACACAGCAGTCGGTTACAATGCTTCTGGTTCAGCTACTAATGGTTTGGGCAACACATCAATTGGCAGTGGTGCAAATGCATCTATGATAACTTCTTCTTACAATACAGCGGTTGGTTACAACGCCCTTAACCGTAACACACACACGGGCAACACCGCAGTGGGGTGGACGGCTGGCTACGACCTACTTTTCGGCGTAAATAACACGGCTATTGGTAAAGACGCGCAACCCCCCGGCTCGCATGTATCCAATACCTTTACTCTAGGCGATGGAGGCGTCACCAACCTCCGCTGCAACGATACTAGCATCTCATCTTTATCTGATAGACGGGATAAAGCTGAAATTACTGACTTAGAGTCGACAGCAGGTCTTGAGTTAATTATGAAGCTACGCCCAGTGACCTACTACTGGGATAGGCGTGAGTGGTACGACGATAATATTGCTGATGGTTCTAAAATCGAACGTACCTACGACAATGAAATTGCTAACTCAGGACAGAAATTAGGTTTCGTTGCTCAAGAAGCATTAGAAGCAGCAAGCGGTATTAAGAGTTTAGAAGATTCTCAGTTTGTTTCAACTCTCAATCCAGATAAGCTAGAGCTTGCCCCCGCGCACTTGATTACACCTTTAGTCAAAGCAATCCAAGAGCAAAATGCATTGATTGAAGCGCTAACGGCTCGCGTAACCACCTTAGAAGGTTAATTAATCAGGAAGTTTGATGAATTTTTTCAAAAGATTTTTGAGTTTGTTTGCATCTGCAAGTAGCCAGGAAACAGTGGATGAAGAGATTGGAAGGCTTTTGAAACAGAACAGTGTAAGAGCTAGAGACAACAAGGGCAGATATGTCCCTGACGATCCTGACACCGAAGAAAACGAAGCGTATGTAATTAAAAAGAAAAATTAATTGACACTAAGGAGTTTGTATCATGGGTAATATTTTTACAGCTATCAGCATTATTACAATGATTGTAACAGCGGCAAGTTTGATTGCTGCTTCCACGCCAACCCCAAAAGATGATGTTTGGATAGGTAAGCTCTATAAACTGGTTGACGCTTTAGCCCTAAATATAGGCAAAGCAAAGCAAAAATAATGGCTACCGTAAAAGACGCATTAGCAGAACTTAACGCACACGAAAGAGAGTGTGCTATTCGTTATGAGTATATTGAAAAAAGACTTAACGAAGGTTCTGCAAAGTTCAGGAGACTCGAAATGCTTCTGTGGGGTGTTTACCCTTTTATGGTCACTATCATTATCGGCGCAGCTAAATTTCTATGACTGAAGAGGCGATCAAAAAGAAGATAGAGCTTGAGGTAGAGGTAACGCCTAACAATGTTGGTGCAAACCCTTATCATAAGTGGATTCATCTTGCCAAGACCGTTGATGCGTGGCGTATCTTCCCACGCATTTTTGTCAGTGTTTACATAGTGTTGTTATATAAAGTAATTACTTGGTTTATGACGCTGCCAGAACCAAATCTGGAACAAGCGGGCCTTGTGTCAGTAGTTACCGGGGCTATGGCTGCTGTTTTTGGAATTTACGCTGGTACGTCAGGACAGTCAAAGAAGTTCAAAGGTGAAGACTGATGAATGAAGCCTTCTCACTGATTGGTGAGGTAGGGTTTCCCATTGCGATTGCCCTGATCGCAGGTTTCTTCATATTTCTGACCATAAAGTACATTCTTGAAAGTGTTATTGGCCAGGTGAATGGAATACACGGCATTGTTCAAGCCTTGGATAACAGGGTTAAAACGATGAACCATGACATTATCCGGCTCGATGCCACAATGTGTGCGGTGCTTGGAATTAGGCCCGATCTAAATAGGATCGCCAGAGCCGATGGAAAAGAAGATGCCAGGCGTGATTGATGGACGGTATTGCAACAGCGATCAACGAGTACGGCTTTCCGATCGTAGCCACGGTGGGCCTTCTGTACATGATCCACTTTATTTGGAACTTCATAACCAACAATATCAAGGCGAAGCTGGCAGAGGCTAATACCACACTGATTGCTTTGATTGATAGGATCAGGATGCTCGATAACGACATTATCAGGCTGCAACAGAAATTAGACACAGCAATTGAACTTAGGGAGCAAAAGAATGAAAAATTGGTTGATAGCGATTAGTTTATTTGCAGCTCCGGCTCTAGCAACTGATTTCGTCTTCAAATTCAATAGCCCTTCCTTCAATGGTATCGCTCAGTCAGCCCATTATCTGACGATTGATGAGCAAGAGAGGACTCGCAAAGCTGCGATTCTGGAAGAGATTGAATCAAAAGCAAATGATTTGCTTCGTGAGCAAGAAAACACCACGCTCGCTAAGTTCACCCGAAATTTGGAATCACGCATATATTCTCAGCTATCGAGGGATCTAGCAGAATCCTTATTCAATTCTGAGTCCGGCGGTACAGGCGGGGTTTTTGACCTTGAAGGAAACTCGATTGCTTTTGTGAATACGGGCACAGAAATAATCCTTACTGTTACCGACACAGACGGATCCATCACTGAAATACGCATACCCATTGGTTCCTTTGGTATTTGCAGTACGGACGAGTGCGCACCTTAACTTTATGCCTTATCGCTTTACTTGCCGGATGCGCTAGTGTCGATTCGGCTAGGAAATGTGCGCTCATCAGTCAGGATTACATTGATGATCGAGGCATTAAGCTTAATGATTGTGCCCGTGGGCCACGGATAGAGCGCCCAACGCTCAGAAACCTTATAAATCTTGCTCCGCCACGGCAAAAGGCCGTTGTAAGCGTTTATTCTTTTGCAGATCAAACCGGACAACGGGCCGCAGCAGACAACATGGCGCTGTTCAGTACCGCAGTGACTCAAGCGGGCGATTCTTTTCTCATAGACGCGCTACTCGCAGCGGGTAACGGTAAGTGGTTTTTAGTGGCAGAGCGTGGGAACTTAGATGCTTTAACGAGAGAGCGACAATTAATTATCTCTACCCGAAGCAGCTATGGCGGGGAGGGCGCAAATAAGCTAGAACCCCTGCTGTTCTCTGGCTTGATTATGGCCGGTGGAATTGTTGGCTACGATACTAATCTTCGATCTGGCGGGCTTGGTGCGCGATATCTGGGGATCGGGGCCAGCAGTCAGTACCGAATTGACGAGGTTACGGTGGCTTTGAGGGCAGTTCTAGTTCAAACTGGACAAGTGTTGCTCAATGTAGTAACGAGTAAGCAGGTTTATTCGACCAGTACAGGGTTAGATGGGTTTCGATTCACGGAGAATGGAACAGAGCTGTTTGAGCTAGAAAGTGGTTTTGCTGCCAATGAAACGCAAACCTATGCGGTTCGCTCGGCTATCGAAGCAGCAGTTTACGCCATTATTGTTCAAGGGATTGAAGACGACCTATGGGACTTTGAACCACAGAAGGAGGCTTCTAATGAAATCCTTGATTAAAAATTGTGTTTTGTATCTTGCAGTCTTGCTCTCACTGGCCTACATGGTTTCAGCGTATGGAGCCAACAACAATATATACATAACTCAGAGCGGCGGATCGTCAGCCCTCACTATGAATATCGACCAGATTGGTACTGGCAATGTTGTGGGTACTACCAGTGCCAGGGCATCTTTAACGGGAACCACCATGACCGTTGATATTGACCAGATCGGTGACAGCAATGTGATTGCCGCTACGGTCGCGCAAGGCAATACCACTTCATTTACGTTGTCTTCAACCGGCGATTCTAACACGCAAACTCTGGCAGTCGGTGCGATAGGGGACGTTGCTGGTAGTGATTTTGATTTTGCTGCAACCGGAGATTCCAACGCTCTTACCTTCACTCAAGGTGCAGCGGCTACTGCGACTAGCGGCAATACCGATATTGTTATTACTGGAACGAGTAACACCCTAAACATCACCTCGGAAGTAGTGGGTGCGACGAATAGTTGGGACATTGATGGCGACTCAAATACCATTGACACGACCCAAACGGGAAATGCAGATCACTCCATCACGGCTGATATAACGGGCAGCTCAAATAATATAGATATCGACCAGACCAATGCCGTCGGTCTCACCTCCGGCATCGTTGATATTATCGCAACCACAACGAGTGGAATCATCGACATTGACCAATGCGCAAGTGGCTGCTGATATTCCTGCCGCTTATCGCCCAAGCTCAAGTCGGTGAAATCACTGAGCTACGAGGCATCGGTGAGGTTGTTCGGCAGGATACAACGGATTCTCTGACCGCTGAGTTAGAGCTCGGCATTTCCAGTTACGATGATGTGCGTACCGGCAATGGCCGTATGGCGATTGAGTTTTTAGACTCGTCCGTCCTGAGCCTTACTGAGCACTCTAAAGTCGTTATCGATAGCTACATCTTCGATCCTGACCCTGACAAATCAAGGTTAGCCTTGAATATGGCGAGCGGCACAGCCCGCTTTCTAACAGGCGCTTTGGGTAGGATCAACAAAGAAAACATCTCTATCCGTACCCCAACTGCCTCAATTTTTATTCGAGGCACAGACTTCACTACCACTGTCGATGAGATAGGCCGTAGTTTAATCATCCTCTTGCCCAACGAAGACGGTAGTGCCAGCGGGGAGATTACGGTCGAGACTGCTGCCAGCACCGTGGTTTTGAATCAGCCCTTTCAAGCAACGATGACCACAGTAGCAGAGTCGGCCCCCACTCGGCCCGTTGTATTGACAGGATTGACTTTAGGATTCATTGATAACTTGTTGATTATTAGTCCAAGAGATGAGATTACTGAACTGGTGGAAGAGCAATCAGGCACGACTTCAAACATTCTCGATGTAGACTTGTTGGAGGAAACTGAACTCGACGACAATGAGTTAGAGAATGATGAGCTCAAAGAAGAGATAGGAAGGCTCGATATAGACCTTCTGAATATAGATTTTCTAACAGACTTACTGGAAATTATTGAGGTTTCAGTTACGGAGAAAGGAGAAGCAGAGCAAATAGCGGGGGTTCAGATTGAAGGGATCATCCCTGGTTTCGATCCGCAAAATCAAATCTACACCTTTGTTGAGGGCGAGGTTCTAAGCATTTTCAGGAGTGTTGAAAACACCGTAGACCTTGAGCTGGATAAGGAGGGATCGTACAACATAGCACTTCTTACTGCAGGGAAAACAATAGACATCACCGTTAACGGAGGAGGCGATAATGCGATTTCTATTACTCAGTCTAATTAGCCTCCCTTTATGGGCGGCAGAGAACTCTGTGGACATTGACCTGAAAGGCAATTCCAGCATTTACATCGACCAAATAGGCTCTGGTAATACGGCGCAGGTGTGGTGCGGATTGAGCAATGGAACCTATGCAACCCATACCTGTAGCAGCGCGGTCTTAGACATAGACCAGAACGGGACTGACAATCTTGCCAAAGCCTACTCGCAATACACCAATCACACCGGAAATGAATACACCATTGAACAAACGGGTGATTACAACGTAGGTTATATTGATGCTGACGAAGACAATAACCAAATGACCATTGCTCAAACGGGCGATGACATGGAGGGTGAAATCTTTATGTCAGGCAATGACAATGTTTACGCTATCTCTCAATCAGGGACAGGCGACCATTACGCCAAATTTGATGCTTTTGGGGATGACAGCGCATGGACTGCAACTCAGTCAGGATCGGGAAACCACAATGCTTACATCAAGTCCTGTGATTCATGCAACAACAACGATGCCACCATTACGCAGTCAGGCAGTGGCGCTAAGGATGGCGACATAGAGTTCCGTAACGATCCTGCCGATAACTCGACAGTGAACCTGACGCAGAGTGGGGATGGCGCTCACGTTGGAAATATCAGGATCGAGCAAGGAGATTACACTGTAAACGCTACCCAAACGGGTGTTAGCGCCAAGGCGTACACGGTAATTCTAGACTGCACCGCAAGTTGTAACAAAACTGTTACCGTTAGTCAGTTCGACTAATGAAGTTTGCGCTTAAAACGGTAGCGCTTGTTGTGGTCCTTTCACTGCCGTTACTCTTCCAATCAACGCTCACCGAGATTCTAAAGCTCAGGACGTTCGATTATTTTGTGGCCGAGTACGAGCAAAGCAATTATTTTGCTGTGCTAAATATCACAGAAGAAGATATTGAGCGCGAAGGCGGCTGGCCGTTGCCCCGAGCGCGGTTAGCAGAGATACAAGATGATTTGATGCAAAAAGGCGCTCTGGGAGTAGGTTGGTCAGTGGCTTTCCCGCAGCCCGACAGACTCGGTGGCGATGAAGAGTTTGCCCGCTCGTTGCAGGGCAGTAACAGCGTCCTTGCCATGTACGAAAATGAAGGATCTGGCTTTCCAGAAACCGTTGGTACGGTCATTATCGGGAATCCGGTCGGAGGCTACTCTGCTTCAGGGGTTGTGCAAAATATCGAGGTTTTGCGCAATTCAGCATCACAAGGAATCGCTTCAGCGCCAGTAGAAGTAGACCAGTTAGTGCGTCGTATGCCCTTGTTGATGAAAACACCCGACGGTTGGGTTCCGGCGTTTGGCACACAGGTTTTGAAGGTTCTGGCTAATGCAAATACCTACCTTATCAGGACAAACCCAAACGGCATTGAAGAGATTATTGTGCAAGGATTGCCGCCAGTAGCGACTGATTCGTTGGGCCGCAAGTGGATTAGCTGGGTGAACACACACCAGGCGACGCTTGCTGAGATGGATGTAAAAGACCGCTTCGTTTTTATCGGTACTGACGCTATGGGAATCATGCCGCAACTGGCTACGCCTGTTGGATTGCTTGAGCCACACAAGATCCAAGCTGCCTTGGCTGAATCAATACTCATCACCGATAGTCCAAGAATCCCTGATTGGTCGTTGGCGGCAGAATTAGCCATTTTGGTGCTCACAGTAGCGCTTGTTTGGGTCTTGGTGACAAAATTAGGCGTTACCCTTGGGGTAGTGTCGTTTTTCGCTATTTTCGTCTCTACGGGCGCGTATGGGGCTTATTCTATACAACAAGGGGTGCTTTTAGACGTTACTTGGGCTCTGATTTCCCAGTTTGTAAGCGCTTCTGGGGCGTTTTACCTTAATTTCCGCACCCAATACCGGCTCAGGCAGCTGATTAAGCAGCAATTTGGGAAATACCTTGACCCAAGAATGGTTAAAAAGCTGCAAGACAACCCTGAATTGTGCCAAATAAATGGTGCGAGAGTGGACTGCAGCATCATATTCACTGATTTAAGAGGGTTCACAAGCCTTTCTGAGTCGGTAGAGCCTGAAATGGTGACGTACATTATGAACAATGTTCTTGATGTTCAGGTAAAAGCTGTGAATAAGTTCGGCGGCGTGACTGATAAGTTTATTGGCGACGCAGCAATGTTCCACTTCAACACCATCATCCCACAGCCCGACCATCACGACCTTGCATTAGCTGCCGCGCTGGAAATAGAGGGCAACATTGCTGATCTTAATGTGCGCTTTGCTGAAGAAGGCATCCCAGAAATAGCGATTGGCGTGGGCGTTAATAGCGGTATTTGCATCGCTGGTAACTTTGGTGCGACAGATAGATTTGCCTTCAGCTTGATTGGCGACCCGTGTAATATCGCCGCCCGATTGGAATCAGCGACCAAAGAAGTCGGGGTTGGGACGCTGATTGGAGAAGAAACTGCACTAAATTGCAAATTTTTGCTAAAATCATTGAAACCCATAAGAGTGAAGGGCAAAAGCAAGCCTTTGAAGGTGTACACATATGCAGATTAGTATCGTTCTTGGTTTCTTGTTGATTGCTACTGCTGGAGGCAGTTATTTCTATATCAGCACACAAAAAGCGCAAATAGCTCAGCTCGAAGTAGAGCTTCAAACAGCAGTTAACAATCAAGCTGTTTTGGAAGGAACCATTGCCCAGCAGAATACTCAGATGCAGGAGCAGCTTGAGTCTCAGCGTCAGAATCAGGCTCTCATATCAGAGCTTTCAGAGGCTAATGATGAGGCTCGTCAAGAGGTTAATCAACTCAGGAATACCTTTGCTCGGCATGACCTGAATAATCTGGCTATCGCAAAGCCAGGGCTTATTGAGAAAATTGTTAATCGAGGAACCGCAAAGGTTCACCAGCAATTTATTGATCTCACCAATCCGAGGCAGTTTGATGAAACTCCTAATCCTGAGTAGTGTTTTGTTGTTGAGCGGTTGCTCTACGTTGGGTGGCTTATTCGGTGGTTCTCCAGCCGTACCCGTAGTGGCTCCGGTTGAGGTTGTCACGATTACGCTGCCAGCTCCCATGTATCACCCGCCGCTGCCAGAGGGTCTGACACCCGCCGAGATTGAATGGATAGTGCTGAATCCCAGCATTATGCGTGAGTACATTGAAAACTATGATGCAGGAAATGCTCCCGCAGTGGCGTATTACGGATTGACTGCTCAGGCGTATGAGAACTTATCGAATAACTTGGCGGATGTTCGCCGTTATATACGTCAAAACCTGAACATTATTGAATACTATCGGGACAATGACCCGACTCGAAAGGAAAAGTAGCTATGGCAAAGAAAAAAAGTTCACCCGATGCATTTGTCTATAACGTCACCCTAGACCGTATAATTGATGGCGATACGTTCGATTGCGTCCTTGATCTTGGCTTTGATGTCAAGCTGCACAAACAGCGGGTCAGACTGCACGGAATTGACACCCCTGAATCTAGGACTAGAAATTTAGCTGAAAAAAAGCTTGGCCTAGCCGCAAAAGAACGGCTGAAAGAGCTTTGTGTTGGCAACTTTAAAGTGAAATCACTTGGAAAAGGTAAATACGGCAGGATTTTGGGTATCCCTTATGCGGAAGATGGGCAGGACATTTGCCAAATGCTTATTGATGAGGGTCACGCCGTGGAGTATCACGGAGGCAAGAAAGTTAAGGTTTGGGCAGGAGACGTCTAAAATGAGAATTTCCGAGGAAGGTAAGGCACTGATTAAGAAATTTGAGGGTTGTGAACTAGAGAGTTATCGCTGCAGCGCTAATGTCTTAACAATCGGTTATGGCCATACCAAAGGTGTGAGCGATGGCGACAGTTGTACGCAAGATGAAGCAGACCAGATGCTGACTGATGACCTAGAAGAATTTGAAGGCTATGTAGACAAGCTGGTTACTGTGGATCTGGAGCAAAATGAATTTGACGCTCTGGTTGCTTGGACATTTAATCTTGGCCCAACCAATTTGAAATCAAGCTCACTTCTGGCCGCCCTAAATGAAGGCAAAAAGTCAGAAGTACCAGCGCAGATAAAGCGTTGGAATAAAGCGGGTGGCAACGTATTGAAGGGACTCATTCGCCGCCGAGAAGCGGAATCTTTGCTTTGGGAAGGCAAAGAATGGGGTCAAGTTTAGTCTTTGGCTATGCAGGAGCTCTCATTAAAAGACTTTGACATTCTGTCTCAGCAGGACAAGACGGAGGCCGTTGCGCTTTTAAACCGGTATGACCAGATAGAATTACAAGAAAAGTGCCAAGGCGACTTTATCAGCTATGTGAAGCACTTGTGGCCAGAGTTTATTGAGGGCCGGCATCACAAGATCATTGGCGAAAAGTTCAACAAGATTGCGCAAGGCAAGCTGAAACGGCTGATAGTATGTCTGCCCCCAAGGCACTCTAAGTCAGAGTTTGCCAGTACTTATTTTCCCAGCTGGATGATGGGGTTGCGCGGTGATTTGAAAATAATCCAAACGACTCATACGGCAGAGCTCGCGGTACGATTTGGTCGCAAGGTCAGAAACATGATTGACAGCGCTGAGTACCAAAACATCTTTCCAGAATTGAAGCTGCAAGCGGACAATAAAAGCGCCGGTCGATGGACCACCAACCAAGAGGGTGAATCATTCTACGCGGGCGTGGGTGGCGCGATAACAGGCCGTGGCGCGGACCTGCTTATTATTGATGACCCTCATTCCGAGCAAGACGCCTTATCACCGACAGCAATGGAATCCGCCTACGAATGGTATACCTCTGGGCCTAGACAGCGTTTACAGCCTGGCGGAATCATAATAATAGTTATGACGCGCTGGAGCACCAAAGACTTGGTTGGTAAGGTGCTGAAAAACCAAAGCGCAGATCATGCTGATCAATGGGAGGTCGTCGAGTTCCCAGCCATCATGCCCGACTCCGAAGAGCCTCTTTGGCCAGAGTTTTGGAAAAAGGAAGAATTGCTTTCGGTTAAAGCGTCTCTACCAATCGCAAAATGGAACAGCCAGTGGCTCCAAAACCCGACGGCTGAGTCCGGCTCGATCGTCAAGAGAGAATGGTGGAATCGCTGGGAAAAAGAGGGCGTGCCACCGTATTCATACGTTATTCAAAGCTATGACACCGCATTCTCCAAGAAAGAGACGGCTGATTACTCTGCAATTACCACATGGGCTATCTTCAAGCCAGGTATTGCGGGCGATGAAGATGCTGACCAGATAATGCTGCTAGACGCCAAGCGCGTGCGGGTTGATTTCCCAGAGCTCAAAAAGCTGGCGTGGGAGGAGTACAAGTATTGGGAGCCCGACTGTGTTCTGATTGAGGCCAAGGCTACCGGCACGCCATTGACTCAAGAGCTTCGCAGAATGGGGATTCCGGTTACCGCCTATACTCCAAGCCGTGGGCAGGATAAAGTGGCCCGAATGAACTCTGTTGCTCCGATCTTTGAAAGCGGTATGGTATGGGCGCCGGATGAGACATTTAGCGATGAAGTTATCGAAGAGATGGCCAGCTTTCCTTACGGCGACCACGACGACTACTGCGACTCGGCAACTATGGCTTTAATGCGATTTCGTCAGGGCGGGTTCTTATCCTTAAATGAGGATTACCCAGAAGAAGCTAGTTTTTTAAATCGAAAGCGTGTCGTGTACTATTAATATAATGTTAAAATGGAAATATAATGGCAATTGAAAGACGACTAGGCACTGAAAACAACCCCGATATTATGGTTATGGGTTCTGCTGTAGAGGTTTTCCCAGAACCCTCGCGTTCCGATGAGATAAGAAATGCGGCAGAAATACTCGTTTCGGAAGAAAGTATTTTGCTGGGTGATGAGCAGTTTGAAGACCAGCCCCCAGAAATGGAATTCTCGGCTAATTTAGCTGAGGTGGTAGAAGACAGTATTCTCAGTAATCTCGCTTCAGACATAATTCAGTCGATAAACCAAGATAAAGAATCGCGTTCAGACTGGGAAAAAACCTATACGGACGGCCTTAAATATTTGGGCATGAAGTTTGACGAAGGCAGAAGTCAGCCATTTGAAGGCAGTTCTGGGGTCATCCACCCAATCCTTGCCGAAGCCGTTACGCAGTTTCAAGCGCAAGCATACAAAGAAATGCTACCGGCAAAGGGTCCTGTCAAAACACAAATAATCGGCGCCAGAACGGTAGCCACAGAAACACAAGCAGACCGCGTACAAGAATTCATGAATTTTTACATCATGAACGTAATGAAGGAATACGACCCAGAGATGGATATGTTGTTGTTTTATCTGCCTCTGGCCGGCAGCGCCTTCAAAAAGGTTTATTACGACAATGTACTCAACAGGGCGGTTTCTAAGTTTATTGCGCCAGAAGATTTGATTGTTCCTTACGAGGCGAGCGATTTATCAAGTGCTGAGCGTGTGACACACGCCATCAGCATGTCTGTCAATGAAATTAAAAAACAACAGCTTTCTGGGTTTTACAGAGATGTAGATGTCAGTAAGCACGGCTACGATTCAACCGAATCTGATGTAGAAGCTGAAATTGACAAATTGCAAGGCATTAAGGCGGGTTACGCTGAAGATCGTGACCATACGATTTTTGAAGTTCACACCATTTTAGATCTGCAAGGGTTTGAAGATGCTGGTGAAGATGGAGAGCCTACAGGATTGAAGCTGCCTTATATCGTTACGATTGATGAGTCGTCCGAGCAGGTTTTATCGATCCGCAGAAATTATAACGAAGGCGACCCATACGCCAATAAAATAAACTTTTTTGTTCAATACAAGTTCCTGCCAGGACTCGGATTTTACGGTCTGGGCCTATCTCACATGATTGGCGGCATCTCCAAGGCCAGCACTTCGATCTTGCGACAACTGATTGACGCCGGAACATTGGCCAATCTACCGGCTGGCTTCAAGGCCAGAGGTATGCGGATCAGAGATGAGGACGAACCGCTGCAGCTGGGTGAATTCCGCGACATTGACACAAGTGGCGGGTCTTTAAGAGATAATCTGATCCCGCTGCCGATCAAGGAGCCCAGTAACGTATTGATGCAGTTGTTGGGGATTCTAGTAGATTCTGGAAAACGCTTTGCAGCGATAGCAGACACCAACATAGGTGACGCCAGCGGTAATATGCCGGTTGGCACCACTGTAGCGTTGTTAGAGCGCGGCACCAAGGTGATGAGCGCAATCCACAAGAGACTGCACTATGCGCAGCGCCTTGAGTTCCAACTGCTCGCTAAAGTATTTGCCGAATATCTGCCCCCAGATTATGGGTACGACACCGGTACTGGGCCCAGCGCGATCAAACAAACTGATTTTGATGACCGCATAGACGTAGTGCCGGTTTCAGATCCCAATATCTTCAGTCAGAGCCAGAGAATTACGCTTGCGCAAGAGCTATTGCAAATGGTTCAGAGCAACCCAGAGATTCACGGGCCTTTGGGGATGCACGAGGCCTACAAACGAATGTATGCTGCCTTGGGAATTGATAATGTTGAAGCCTTGTTGCAAGCACCGCCAGACACTACGCCGAAACCAATCGATTCAGGGCTGGAAAACAGTGGTTTTATGATGGGTCAGCCACAACAAGCGTTTCAGGGGCAAAATCATCAATCGCACGTTGAGGCGCACAGAAGCTTGTTTTTGACACAAGTGGTCAAAGAAAACCCGCAAATGCAGTCAATAATTATTAGTCACTGCATGCAGCACCTTCAGTTCATGTCTGCGCAGATTGCACAGCAACAAATACCGCCAGAGGTGCAACAGCGCATCCAAGGCGTGCAGCAACAGATGCAGCAGATGCCGCCAGAGGAAGCTCAAGCGGCTAGTATTGAAATTCAAATGTTACTGGATCAGTTTTCATCACCTATCTTGGCGCAATTGACGCAAGAATTTTTGCAATCAATCGGCCAGGGCGATGAAACCGATCCTTTGGTTGCAATCAGGCAGCAAGAATTGTCGCTGAAAGATAAGCAAATCGATCAAGAACAGACCCAGTTTGAGATGAAAGCAGGTCAGCGT